ACAATTGATGGACTATTTGACGTTCCAACTGCCGACTTAGCAACAAATGATACAGTTAATCAAGTTATTGGTAATAAAACAGATACAATCGCTGGAACCTCAATTGTATCTTTAATTCAACAAATTTTGGTAGATACTGGTGTTATAGGAACAATAGTGAACGCCGGTGGTACAGCTACATTGGGCGCGTTACTTGGTGATTTTGCAAACGTAACAGCCGTAACAAAATTTGCAAATATACAAACAGAAGTTGATAAAATAGAAACTCCATCCGATGCGTGTAATAGGCAGGCAGGCAAGAATCAGGTCTTTATGGCTAATATTACAGCAGCAGCGGATGCTGGGGTAACAGTGGTCGGAACTATAACAACACAAGCTTGTCTAATAAAAAGAATAGTACTAAGGGCAAACGGCGTAACAACAGCAGACTTGACAAGTGCAGCAATAGAGGGCGGTGCAAGTCAGGCAGTCGAGTTTATAAGTGCGGCAACGGCTGTAACGGCTTCAATAAACGCGGATGATGAACAATTATCGTTTAATGGTGCGGCAGTCTTGAAAGCTACAAAAACAATTACAATTGACCTGCAAGGAACAGGGGCAACGGCGGTCGATTTAGATGTAATTGTTGAATATTGTAGCATTGTGGATGGCGGCTATATAGCATAAATAATGAATATAATTAAGAAGGTGGTAAAATGAGTCTTCCAAAATTAACAGAACTACAAAATACAAGCCTAGGCAATTATGGGGGGCAATGTTCTGGAGCTGCAACAATTACGCCGGCAACTGGATTTGTATTTCAAGCTATTCAGGTTTTAGCAGATTGTACAATAACAGCGGTTGGAAACGTATCTGGAATAACGACTAAATCTTTACTGGCTGGAACAGTAGTATTGGGCCGTTATACTAGCGTAACAATTGGAGCTGGTGGTCTAGCTATTTGTTATTATGGGGTGTAATTATGATAGCAACAGTAGCAGAAATAAAAAATATATTAGGAATTAACGCCGGAGATACTAGCAAAGATGCCCGAATAGCTTTTTTAATGAATATAGTTGAAGCTGAATTACACGATATTTGTAAAAATCATTTTATTAGAGATATTGATATTGATAATAATAAATATATTGGGGCAAATACTTTAAGCTTTACAGCCTCAACAAATAAAATTAATGATTCTGCTAGTAATTTAACTACTTTTATTGTTGGAAATACAATAAAAGTAAGGGGAAGTTTAGAAAATGATGGTATTTATTATATAAGTGGAATAGATGCCGGAGGTGCTTACATAACTTTAGATAGTACTTATGGTCAAGTTACTGATGAAGTGGCTGGAGAATATATTGGAATTTATAAATTATGGTATTCAAAGGCCTTGAAATTTCCATTTTCATCAATGATAAATTACAGATTATCTGAAGATAATAATAAAATTAATAAGGGTATTCAGACAGAAAAAATTGATGATTATTCTGTAAGTTTTGGAATATCTAAAGTTTATTATGGATATCCTTCAAGTATTATAAATATGTTAACACCATATAGAAAATATTATTAATAAAAAGAGGTGATTGAAAGATGGCAGTAGTAACATTGACACCAAAGGACGTCGATTTTAACGGTGTAGAAGCTTATAGCGATACAGCAGATTATGAGGCCGCGACAGCGGTCGATGGTTATTCCTTTTTAAATGATGGAAAGACTATTATTAATATAAAAAATGATAGTGGGGCGGTTTCTCTCACAGCGACCGTTGATGTTCCTAACACATGCGATTTTAACGGTAGTTCAGAGCATGACGAGGCAATAACTATACCATTTGGCGATGATTATATGGTGGGGCCATTTCCTACACATATATTTAATGAACCTAGTACTGGGAAAGTAACAATTAGATTGTCGGCCTTTGCTGATATTACGGCATGTGCTTTTAAATTAGCTTGATAAGGAGGTGTAAATAAATATGGCAATACAGCAATTGACACCAATAGAAATAAGTTATACTGGAAAAGAATTTTTATCATTAACAACAAGTTATACAACACTAGCTGTGGAGGGCGGATATTTTGTAAATGATGGGAAAACTTTTTTACATATAATTAATACCGCGGCCGGTGGTGACTGCACCGTTACTATTAGCAGTGCGCAAGAGTGTGACCAGGGTGGAACCCATAATATAACTTGTGTTATTCCGGATGGTGATGACTGGATAATTGGCCCATTTCCTACCCATCGATTTAATGCAAATACGACCGGTTATGTATCATTTACAATAGATGAGGCCACAAATGTAAAAGCAGCTGCTTTTAAATTAGCATAAATTATATAGATAGGGAGGTGTGAAAATGTCTACACCAATAAAAACATCAGTACCAACGGCGACCGGAACCTGGCAGGGAAATGGAATCATATGGAAAGAATATAATTTAGGAACTCAGAGAGAGGTCGGGGCCACAAGAAATGATATTAAATTTTCAAATGAAAGAGAATTTAAGCATATAGATTTTAACGGGCAGTATGGAGAAATAGAGGGCAATAAAAGAATAACTAAAAGTATACCAGTCTTGACATTTGGGCTGTTAGAATTAACATATACGAATTTTGAGGACTGTTTTGCAGGGCTTAACGTACAAAATGCTGGTAATTATCACGAAATAACGGAAGATATGGCAATAGCACCGGGGGATTATCACGAAAATATAACCTGGGCAGGTGTCCGCGATGATAATAAATATGCTATGATTCAAATACAACACGCCCTGGGTGATGGTAAAATGGAGTTTAATATTAAAGCACATGAAGATATAGTTTTAGATATCCAGTTTACAGCCCATTATGGTAAAGCAACAATGGACGAACCTCCATGGTTGATTAGATTAGAAAATTAAATTAATTTTGATGAAGAATGAGAGGGCGATCCTCTCATTTGTTATATAATGATTGTAAGGGGGTGATATTTTGGCGATTGAAGATTATTTTCACAATATAATAGTTTTACAGCAAATAGGAACGAATAGTAATTTAATTGGGGGCATAAATGACAATTGGGGAGAGGTTAAAATATTAAGAGGTGTTATTAACTGTAAAAGCGTGGAACCCTCTGTATTAAGTGGAAAAGCAGGCGAAAATACAAAATATAATGGACTGTTTGAATATTCAGAAGATTCTATAAATTACTTAACATCTGAAAGTAGATTAAAGGATAGGGATGGATATATTTATAAAATATCTGGAAAACCTAAAAATACAATTGAAAGAAACCACCATTTAAAAGTCGAATTGATATTTGTTGAATATATAGAGGGGTGATATTTTGGCACAAGCAAGGGCAAGTATGAGGATGACAATAAATCATTTTGACGATGCAAGAAAATTATTTGATAAAGTTGGATGGAGTACATTAAAAAAAATTGGAATGTTTTTAGTAGCAGAATCAAAAAAGAGATGCCCGGTAATAACTGGATATTTAAGAGGTTCTATACGTTATTATATATCTAAAATGTGGGAAAAACATTATTTAACAATTGGGGCGACTGCTGATTATGCTGGATATGTACACGAGGGAACAAGATACCAAAGAAAACAACCATTTATAAAGGATTCAATAATGGAAAACTTAACAAAAATACAAAGTATAGCAGAACAGGAATATAAAAATAATTTTAAGGGGTGATATTTTGGCATCTACTAAAAATATAGGTTATCCTACAAAAATTGTAGTAGTTAATATTATAAAAGAAGTTTTTATAAGATGTTTTAACCAGTTACCACCAAAGGGGACAGTATATCCCTTTGCTGTTTATGAAATAGAAATAATAGATAATCACCCAGGTAATTTATTAATATTAACTATTGACTTATGGGATAATAAAAAAAATCAAATGGCTTTTGAAATATTAGCCGATGAATTGGTCGAGATACTTGATTATGTAACAAATTCTGATGATAACAAGAGTGTACATTTTAATGGATATGTAAAGTATAATAGAGATATACCAACACAAGAAGAGGATTTAATAAAAAAACAAATATATGGAGAATATAACCTATATAAAACAACAATATAAAATAAAAAGGAGATTTTTAAAATGAATGAAAATGAGATAATAAATGTAAATGAAATTAACTTAGAAGAAGGATCCAAAACAAAGGAAGTAGATAATTATAATTATACGTTGACAAGAAAACATGTATTTATGTTATCAAAAATTTTAAAAAAACTAAATGTAGATATAAAATTAGTTAAAAATGACGAAAAAACTACAGAATTAGAGGCATTTACAACAATGGCGGCTTATGTTTTTAAAAGTGCTTTAGAAAATTTATATCTAGCTGAAGCAGAAAGTTTAGAAATTTTAGCAAGTATCTATAATTTAGATGAAAATATAATAATTGAAAAAGGTATATTTTTTGAATTGGATTTGTGGGAAAAACTTTTATCAAATGATAAAATAAAAAGTTTTTTATCGAAGGTTCCCAAGTCGATGTAAATAAAGAAATTGACTTGATATTTTCCAGGTATAACAATCCGGAATATATATTAAATATACCCTGGGATGATTCCAGGAAAATATTAAATATAGCATATGAGGAGATATTTGATGCTAGATTATGGGAACGTTGGTTGGTCGAATTATCGGGAATGGATAAAGAAACTTTTATTTCTTTTGAAGATTATAAAATTAAAGTTTTAGAATATAGTAGATTAAAAAATAGAACTCAACAAGAAAAGAAAATAGAAGTAGAAGAGATTAGAAATAAAGCAAGGGAGGCTATTAAAAGACTTGATCCCTTAAATAATTTTGGAAAGGAGGGAATAAAAAACAATGGGATTATTTAATTTATTTCAACTATCTGGACAAATTTTATTAGATAGTGGCGAGGCCTTAACAGGTTTGAATAATATGGAAAATGCTGCAACACGAACCGGTGCTGTTTTTAAAAAAATTGGTGGTGGTATTTCATCAGCTGGGAAATCATTATCAACATTTGTTACCCTGCCAGTTTTGGCAGCTATGGGGGCTAGTGTAAAACTAGCATCCGATATGAATGAAACTGTATCAAAGACAAGTGTAGTCTTTAAAAAAGGGGCTAAAGATGTTATTGATTGGTCGGGAAAGACTTTGAAAAATATCGGACTTGCTAAAGGAACAGCCCTGGACATGGCGGCTGTTTATGGAGATATGGGAACAGCAATGGGATTATCAGGAAACCAGGCAAAAAACATGTCAATGAATATGGTTGATTTAACTGGAGACATGGCAAGTTTTAAAAATATGAGACCTGATGAAATACATGTCGCTTTAGCTGGTGTTTATACAGGCGAAACCGAGGCATTAAAAAGACTTGGAATAATAATGACTGTTAATAATTTGCAAGAGTATGCAAAACAACAAGGTATAAAAAAGACATATAAAGAAATGACACAAGCCGAAAAAATACAGCTTAGATATAACTATGTAATGAAAAGTAGTAAAAACTCAGTCGGTGATTTTATAAGAACTCAGGATAGTGCAGCTAATCAAACAAGGATATTCACTGAAAGTATAAAGGAAGCTGGTGCGAAGTTTGGGGCGATATTATTACCTTTTGTAACAAAAGGCCTTAATATATTAAATTCATTAATGGATAGACTATCAAAATTAAATCCACACATGCAAAAAGTTGTAGTTCTTGTTGCTTTAATTGCGGCCGGAATTGGGCCATTATTAATAGTTATAGGTGGGCTTATAACTGCTATTGGAACAGTAATAACATTTATTGGAGGCTTAACGGTTCCTATTGCGGCCGTTATTGTTGGTTTAAGTGCTTTTGTTTTATACTGGGGTTCTTTAATATCTATATTAGGGGTATTAGTTGTTAAAGCTGGTTTAGTAAAAATGGCTATTAATGGAGTTAAAAACATTGTAAATATCTTTTCAAATATCCTAAAAGGAAATACAAAAGATGCTATAAATTTATTAATAAGTAAGTTTGGAATGAGTAAAAAAGAGGCTGAAAAATTTGTTAAAACTGTACAAGATTTAAAATCAAAAATTATTATTTTTGGAAATACAGTAAAAGAAAAGGCAAAAATGGCTTTTGATTATCTTGTAAGTAAATTAAAAGTCGCTGGAACCTGGGTGTATAATCACAGAAAAGAAATCATAAAAGCAATAGAAACTTTTATAAAACTAGCTAGTACGGTAGTTAGTGCAGCAACAAAAGTATTAAACGCGGCGGCAAAATTTGTACAATTTGGAGTAAAGGTTGCCAGTGCCTGTAAAATGGCGGTCAAAGCTACAATAAATATGGTAACTGATATTGCTGGTAAAATTGGCGGTTTAGCTAAAAAGGCTTATACATGGGGAAAAAATCTAATTTCTAGTTTTATAAGTGGTATTAAAGCAAAAATCCCATCTATTAAAAGTACATTAGGTAAGATTGGCAACACTGTAAAGGATTTTATTGGGTGGTCATCACCTACAAAAGAAGGAGCTGGCAAACATTCTGATAAATGGGGGCCTAATCTTATGAATATGTTTACTAAAGGATTGATAAGCGGAAAAGGCAATTTAAAAAATGCAATGACCGATATTTCCAATTCTTTAGAATTTGGAACCATGAAAAATTTATCCATCCCTGGAATAAATACAGGAAATATAAATACAGGTAATCAGAATAAATTATATGAAAAAGTGGCATTAATTATTAATAACCCTAAATTTTTCAATCAACAGGATATAGACAAAATGATGAACCCGGTTGTTGCTAGGTTACAAACTACTTTAGGAAATAAGAGGTGATAAGCGATGCCATATAAATTATATCTTGATAATGATAATGATAATACTTGTGAATATGAAATTCAAATGTCTCCAGGTTGGTCAGTTGAGGAAAGAACTAATTATAAATCAGGATTAAAATGCACTATTACAGATGATAGGGGATCCGATATACGTAAACATAAACAAGTAGAGTTATACAGCCCTTTAAATGTACATTTATGGTCTGGAGTAATTGCAGACATTGAAAGATACGAAGAAATACAAAATATTCCTTATTATGACCTAGATATTCAAGATAATTCATTACTGGCAACCAGGTCTTTGGCTAAAATTGCTTATGAAAATAAAACTATAGATTATATAGTAAAAGATTTGATAAGTAAATATTTGGGTAATCTTGTTGATACTGACTATGATTTTGGAGTAAGAGAAGGAACCATTGAAATAAATCTGCCAGTATTAAGTAATCAAATATTTAATTACTTAACAATTTATGAATGTTTAGATATCTTAGCTGAATATGGCTATATTTGGAATATAGATAAAGATAAATTGTTAAACTTTCATAGTATAGGATATATAGTAAACCCTGTTGAAATGAATAATTTAACAAGTCCTTTTAGTTTTTATAAATTCAGGACACAAACATCTATAGCTAATTATCGAAATTATCAGTATACTAGGGGCAATCAAATGTTAACTAATTTAAGAGCTGATGAAATACCAACACCAGCACCAGATGGAGTAATAAAAACATTTGTTTTAAAATTTCCTATTGCAAAAACTCCAACAATTGAAGTAGATGGAGTAAACCAAACTGTAGGAATTAGGGGCATTGATAACGATGGTGATTTTGATTGGTATTGGACTTATAACAGTAATATGATATCAACAGCAGATGCAGATGCTGCTCTTGCTATCGGCGTTAATATTAAAGTTAGTTATTATGGATTAGTGCCGATAATGGTCGGCGCAAAAAATGTGGTAGAAATCGCTAGTAATGGAATACATGAACATTATGTAAAAAATGATAATTTAAATTCAATGGAGGATGCTTTGTTATTTACTCAAGAACTTTTAAATAAATATGCAGAAGATGCCGATCGGGTAACTTTTGATCTATATGAAAGAATATACGTTCCAATGGAACAATTCAGGATAATTCATAGTATTTTTAGTATAGATGAAATGTTTTTGGTCGAATCGGTGACCTGGGATACAAGTCAAATAGATGAAAATAATATAGTTTATCATTATAAAGTCTTAGATGGTGCAGCCCTTGGCGGCTGGGAAGAATATTTTAAAAAAATATTCAAACCGGAGTATGTAGAAACCGGGGCCAATGATCTAGTAATTGCTTTTGAGGATTGGGAGGATGCATTAACATGGGCCGGCGAATATGACATGGAGGAATATGATGATTTATTATTGCCAGATGATTTATTATTTCCAGATGATTTATTATTTCCTAATAATGATTCTAGCAATATATTGGGGGGTGCTAGCGATTGAATATAAAAGAAAAGTTAAAAGTTGTAGGTAACTTTCAAATATTTGAAAATGGAAAGTTAATAAAAACTTTCAATAATTTAATAACAAATATTTTACTTGATGATATGATTGGTATTTTGGCAGGATATCCTGCCAATTTGGATATTAGGTATATAGGATTAGGAACTGATAACACGGCGGTTGCTGTTGGTGATACAGCGTTAGGCGTTGAGTATAGTAGAAGTAAATATGTATCAAGGGGATTAACAGCACCGCCTACATATGGCGAAATAGTAACCGACTTTTATATTTCTTCAAGTGAAGGGAATACAGATATTGAAGAATTAGGCATATTTTGCGGAAACTTAGCAACATCGGTCGCCGATTCTGGAAAATTAATAAGTCATGTTTTATGGAGCTATACAAAAACCAGCTCTGTTGAATTGTTGATTAGATATACAATAACATTAAGTTAAGAAAGGAAAAATATAATGGATAAGTTTGAAAAAACATATATGAAAGAAGATAAAAAAGATACTACTGAAAAATTTTTAATAGATTTTTTACAATATCTAAAAACAGTAAATAACTTTTATAAAATTTCAGATATTATTGTTGAAAATACAGAAACTGAAAAAAAATATAATGCTAGTATTCTTTTTTTAAGTAAAAATAATACAAAAAAAAATTATATATTACCAAAAAAAACAGATGATAAAGAAAACCAAATATTTACAGAATCGATGAAGGAGGTCGAGCAATAATGGCTGGTTTTGGAAATTTTATAAATTTAATATGGGATAATAATAACCCTCCGGCGATTAATGAAGATAATTTACAGGCTGCATGGGATATTATTAAAGAAGTAGATACAGAATTGCAAAGAAGTCAAACAATAAATAGCAATGATTTATTAAACTATTTTTTTAATTCAAATTGTAAAGAGGTAGATAATTTTACAGATCAAGCAGAATATACACCGTGGGCCTCGACAACATTATCAAATGATACTGTAAATACTTGTATTGGTAATAATTCTATAAAAACACTTGAATCGGATAATACTGCCGGTTTTGTTGGTATGCATAAAACAATCGCATCTATTAATTTGGCTTTATTTAATAGTAGCGCGGCCAGTAGTACCGATGATATTATTTTATGCGTGTTTTATATTTCAAATGTTGCCAAAGTAACTAATGTTACTTTTAAATTAGGTGATGATAATTCTAATAATTATAATATTACTTATGCAGCAGCATCATGCTCTACCGGCTGGAATATTAAAAGACCTCACAAAAGCGATTTTGCAACAGATGGGGTTCCTACTGGATGGGATGATATAACATGGGTCTGCTTTCAATGGTACAGTACGGCCACGGCTCAAAATGCTTATATTTCCTTCCAATATTGTGGATTATGCCGTGAAGATAGTGATTATGCTGATTATTATAACCCATTTCAGAAATATTATGGTACGGTTTCGGGCTGGGAAAATGTATTTCCCATTGGGATGGATTATTTCGTATTATATCATGATGAAGCTATAAATAAATTAGGATTTATTAAAGTAAACCCTAGTAGTAGCTTAGATGATTTATATGTTAATAGTCTTGGCTATACAAATTTTATATCTAAGTGGGAACTATACTGTAAAAAAGCAGGATATACAAATAGTATATTGTGGTTAGTTGATAGCGATAATTACGCCGAAATATATATAAATAATAATATTTTATATCTTGCCGTTAATGAAGCTGGAAGCTTAACAACTACCAACACGGCATTAACAAGTAACTTGTTAAAAAATGAAAGAATCGAAATATATTTTGAAAAACATAATGATAGTATTAAAGTAATATTAAAAAGAAATACAGAATATTTAAAAATTATATCATTCGAAACCGTTATAGCTGCAACCGATATTGGGTTTATACATATTGGGGCGCAAGATTCTTCTAGTTATGCAATTATTACTAATTTTTCAATATCTCATACAGCTGGTCATAATTTGCCTGAAAATAGAATAATTTTTATAAAAAAACAAGTAACGGAAACTGTTAACAATAGTACAGTTATCCAAAATGATGATGAATTTAAGTTATATCTAGCCGATAACTCTATCTATGAGATAGAATTAAAATTGGCAGTGTCCGGCGCGGCAAATGCTGATTTTAAATGCGATTGGGAAGTAGAAGGAGGCTGTAGCCAGCTAACTACAAGGGCTTGTATTGGTCCTTCTATTGCAACAGCTGATAATACAAGTACTGTTATGCGTTCGAGTGGACACAATCTAACAACTGATGTAAGTTACGGTTGTGATGGATCAACAGCTGCTTATATCTCAGAAAAATTTTTAGTACAAACAATAGAGGCCGGAACTTTACAATTCAGATGGGCGCAAAATACAGCACAAGTGTCCGATACTACTATTAGTAATAGTAGTTATTTAAAAGCAACAAAATTAAATTAAATTGAAGGTGAAAACAATGGGCAATACAAATGAAATACTTTTAACTTTTATTTTAGATACAGTAAAAAGCATAGATCAAAAAGTTGATAACTTAGTTACTAAAGAAGATTGTAACGAAAAACAAAAAAATTGCTCTTTAAAAACTAAAAATGAATGGACTGCAAAAAAAATAACCATTATTATATCTGGTATTATTGGAGCAGGTGGATTAATAACAGGCATAGTAAAAATTTTAAATTAAGGAGATGATAATAAATGGCAACAAGTAAAGATAATTTGAAAGTTGTAATTGAAAGGGGTATTAAATATAAAAAATATCTATTAATTCAGGTCTCTATTAATGGAGCTATTGAATTTATAATTAATAAACCTGAAAATTTAGAAAAAAAGTTAGAATATTATATTAATGCTTATAATGATAACTTAGAACTAATAAATAATAAAAATATTAAAATAAAATACTTTGAAGTACAGGAAAAAGAAATTTTATTAGATACTTTAGAAGTATTGTTGGATTAAAGGAGATGATATTTAATGGCAACAAGTAAAGAAATAATTATAGGTTGTGATGATGGTCATGGTGTTGATACTCCAGGTAAAAGAACTCCGGACGGATATAAAGAAAATGAGTTCAACCATTATACGAAGGAATATTTAATAGATGAACTTGAATACAATGGATTTAAAACAATTGATTGTAGTCCATCCAGGAAAGATAATTCCCTTAATGATAGATGTAATATAGCTAATAAAGAAAATTGTGACTTGTTTGTTAGTATTCATTTTAACGCTTATACAGGAAAATGGCAGGTAAAGGCATCAGGCATTGAAACTTATCATTATATTAATAATTCTGGAAAAGGTATAAGAGCAGCTCAAACAATTCATTCTGAGTTAATTAAAGGAACCAAAATGAAAAATAGAGGTGTAAAAGGGGCTAACTTTAAGGTTTTAAGAGATACTAAGATGCCGGCTGTATTAGTAGAATGTGGTTTTATGGATTATAAAGAGGAATCTATATTAATGAAATCAACAGATTATAGGAAAGAATGTTCTATTGAGATATGTAAAGGTATTTGTAAAATTTATAAAAAAACATATAAATCAAAAAATGAATCAACAAAAAAAGAATATGATGAAATTTTAAAAATAGTTAGCCCTGAGTATTACGAAATTTGGTTAGAATTTGTAAAAGAACACCAGGAAGTTAATATGAAAGGATTAATTGAAAATTTATATAATTGGAAGAAGTGATAATATGATGTTAGGATTTGGAAATATAATAAATAAAAATAGTTTAAAGCCATTGCAGGATATTATTATAGCTGATTGTGAGTTAATAACAGACTTTGATTATATATATAGTTGTACAAAGGCATTAGATACAGTAAAAAAAGTAGCTGGAAATTCAAGTATAGAGTTTACTAAAAATGGTGCTGTTGCCGGATATTTTACAATGGATATAACAAGATCCTTAAACTTATCAAGATATACCAGTTT